CAGGAGGGCGACCATTCGCTGTATCCTGTTCAGCGCGGCCAGGCCCCGAGCGTAAGCGCGAAGCTCCGGCTCCATCAGTGACACCTCGTATTCCGTCAGCGGACGGATGGTCTTACTCATGGGTTGATTGCGTCCTCCAGCGCCTCTACGCGCTGCTCTAAGTCGTCAAGTCGGGCCACGATCTCGTCCAGCCGCTGTTCGATCAGTGCAGGCAACCGCTCCATCGCGCGCTGCACCTCCAGCCGGAATGCCCCCTCGTTGGCCCGGTCGAACCGATCGGTAGGTTCGGGCGACACGAACGGGATTCTCCAGTCGCTCATCGCCGCCCTCCCCCGACTACGTCAAGCCGCATGGTCCCAACTCGCCAATCGTCGGAGCCCTCCACCCGGAGCCGGACCTGTCGGCCCGTCAGCCGGACGCTGGTGGGATTCGCCAGCGGGAACGGCCCCTGCGACACCTCGCTTTGCACCGGGAACGTCGAGGCGAACAACTCGCCCTGAACGCCCCCGAGCGTGTTCACGTCCGGGACGATCCCCCGGACCATCATCACCCGGTCGCCGGCCCCCACCTCGATCGGCCCGCTCTCCGCGTAGGGGATCAGCGGGTTCCCGTCCGGTGCCTCGTAGCTGCCGTTCGGCACCTCGTGCCGGTAGATCCGGCCCTGCGCGTCCGCGGCGATCGGGAACCGAAAAGCCGTGTCATCCACGCCGGACGTTCGCTCCAACTCCCCGATGCTCCAGTAATCGTCTCGGTAGTTGTAGGTAACGTACCGGTCGTTTTCGAGCGAGCCGGCGGACGGGTAATGCCAAACCACCTCCGAGAACTGCGACCTCGGGAAGCAGGTGATCTTGCTGGCCTGCGTCCGGTTGATCGAGCCAAAGACGTGCTCGGCCACGTCGCAGGGGATCGGCCGCACCGTACCGTCGTAGCGGAAGAATTGCCGCTCCCCCATCCAGAACGCCCGGCCGTCCACCACCGCCATCGCGTGCCGGGAGACAACCCCGCAGGCCGACCCGAGTTGCTGGAAGCTGTATACCAGCGTGCCGCCGATGAAGCGCATGGCCCACAGGTCCACGTCCGTCCACAGCAACGTCTCCTGGCGCGACCGGCGCCCGGCCATCAGCGTGCCCGGCGTCGTCAGCGGGAAGTCACCGGCCTGGTTCGCCACGTCAGGGGTCCAGGTCGTCGGGTCCTCCTGGTCGCTCCAGGCCACCAACCGACCGTCACCGCCCGCCCCAATCGCCACCACGAACCGCTCGGGCGTGACCACCACCCCCACGTTGTCGCTCGGGGCGTTGGGGATTTCCACCAACGGGTCCGTCGTGCTCGTGGGGTCCGTCCACCAGAGCAACCGGCCGTCGCCGTGCGCCACCGCCACGAGCACCTGACCGAACGTGTCGAGCTGCCAGCTCGTCGCTTCGGTGAGGACGCCCGAGCCGGCCACGCCCTCACCATAGAACCCCGCTCCGTAGGCCCCCGACCCGTACTGCCCGGACACCAGGTCGGCGTCTTTGAATCCTTCCACAAACTCGGCCGGGGTAATATCGACAATCAGGTCCTCGCGGAAAGCCCAAATCCCCTTGTACGTGCCAAACACCAGAACGGGGAAACCCGCCAAGTCCCGCCAGGCGATCATCCCGCGCACCGGGCCATCGCCCTGCACGGGAGTCTCGTCAGTCAGGACCAGCGGCTCCCACCCACCGACTGGCTGTAGATTCCCCTCGTACCAGCGGACCAGGTTTGCGTCGTACCAGCGCCCTCGGGCGTCGTACTTCGTTCCCGGTCGGCTGATACCGGGAGGGATTCGCAAAGGAAGGAAAGGCATATCACGGACACCCGAACGGCTGAACCGGCCCGAACACCAGGGCGGACCCCGTCCCAAACTCAGTCGAATACGCCCGGAACGAAACTTCCGGGAACGGACCCGAACCGTTAAAGCCTGTTTCCGTAAACGAGTACGACCCGCTGCCAGTTACCGAGCGGCTATCTATCTGCGACCACGCGCCACCGTCTACGCTTTTCTCAACGATGATCGTGGCAGACCCCTGGTATGTGACCGTAACCTCCCAATCGAACCCGAGCGGACAGCGGGTGTAATCCTCTGACGCAACCAAGTTAGTTACGGGGCTCAACTGGAAGAACTTCCGCCACTGCCCGCCCTCTCCTACCCACGCCTCTTTAACACCCCGATGCTGCCCGCCATCCCCGACGTATACCTCCTTAACAAGCCGGTGCTGCCCGCCATCACCAACATAGAATGACATAGCTCAATACCGGAACCAAAGGTCCCCGTCCTGCGGGGTGCCACTCGGAAGATTGGTAGAAATGGTGATCTTCCTATACCCCCACGCGTTCCCGCCAGTGTACAGATACCCCTTGTCGCCCCCTGGGGAGATCAAGTTGACGGCGCTGGTGCCATTCCCGGCCAGGAGAGCGTTGGACGTAAGCGTGGCCCGGCCGGTGCCACCGCGAGCCACACCGAACGTCCCCGACGTAATCTTGCTGGCGTCAAGGCCGGGGATACGAGCAGCAGCGAAGGTGCCGCTCGTGATCTTGCTGGCGTCAAGGCCGGGGATACGAGCAGCAGCGAAAGTGCCGCTCGTGATCTTGCTGGCGTCAAGGTCGGGGACACTCTCCACCCGGAGCGTCCCCGAGTCGATCAGACCGGCGCTAAACGTAACCTGCTGGAGCCGCCGAGTATCGGAGATAACGGTAGTGCCGCCGATTTGCAGCGAACCGGCGTTTGCAGCCCCCTGAACCGTAAGGTTGCCCGTGATGGTCCCGCCCGCCTTCGGCAGCATGGACGCCAGGACAGCGTCAATCCCGGTTGCGTCGTCGCCCAGGATCTCGTTGAGCATCTGGCCCCACACGCCAACGCTGGCGCCGGGGGTCGGTAGGGTCCAGTTGTAATTGGAAGTGGGGTTCTGAACCGCCATCAGTCGTCCTCGTAAACCGTAATCGCCAGGCCAAGCTCGGGGGTGATATACTCCAGGAGCATCTGGCGCAGCTCGTCCATGTCCACCTTCAGACCGGGGCAGGTCTTGGTCACTCCGGGGAACTCCCGGTGCCCCACCACCCGCTCGATAGCCAGGTTCGGGAAGCGGTGGAAATCGAACAGGGCTTGGTGTAGAAAGGACTTCTTCTGCGCCTCAGTGAAGTCCTCGTAATCGCCGTGGCCCTCGAAGGCGTAACCGATCGAACAGTGGTTCCAACCTAAAACGTGGGCACCCACCCGATTAAGGGGGCGCCCTTCGTTCACCCACCCGTTGCGCCGGAAATAGCGGTGGTAGCCAATACCCTCCCACCCCCGTTCCCGGTGCCAACGGTCCACGTCCTCAACCGTCGCATCCCCCTGAAATGCAATCGTGTGGATTACCAGGTGGGTTACGTCCTCTGGCCGGAGGATCGCGCTCACTCCGCGGCGGCGTCCGCGGCCCGCTTGGCGCGGTACGCCCGGATGAAGTTCACCACACCGACCGCGGCCACAATGCCACCTGCAATAGGCTCGATGGCGTCCGACACGACCTGAACCACCTCGGCCGGAACCACTCCGACCGCGGTAAGCAGACCGCCGATAACCAGAGCCGCATCACGAATCCGCTTAATCACAGCCCAAGACTCCCTTCAATTTTGGAGACGCGGTCCCGCACATCGGACAGTTGCATCCGAAGGTGGTCCACGCCTTCGTCAATCTGCTTGACGCGCTCACGAGTGCCGTTGAGCGCCGTCCGAACACCAACCCACGCAGCGCCAGTCGGCCCGAGAATCACGGCCAGGGTGGAGAGCAGGGTCGGAATCTCTGGAACCTGCATATCACCCTCCGTAGACCCGCCTCGGACGGGTCGGAATCTCGTACCGCCACGCCTGGTTCCACTTCTTCAAGTGCATTTCTTCCAGTCGGCGATCCAACTCCGTTCGCCACACCGGAATACGCTCGTCCTCCTTCAAGAACGGCGCGCTCTCGACCAGCGCAGCGTAGAAGTAAATGTCGTCCCAATCCTCCAGCAGCCAGTTGGTCGGCTCGTCGTCCGACAGGCGGGTAATCGGCGGGTAATCCTGAAGCCGAATGTCCCGCCGCAGCGAGTTTTCCGCCCGGCGAATGAACGACGGAATGTCCCCCGCCAGGTCCGAGCGGTTCAGCTCGTTGGCGATATCGGCCTGTAGCTGCTGGTAGTCCATCACTTGCTCAACTTACCGGGGCGAACGCGGAAAACCCGCTGCTCGCTGTCGTCTAGCCACCTGCGCAGGGCCGCATCGTCGTATGCGATTCCCTTCCGAACCAGGTCCGCCCACACCACCAGCGGGATCGAGGCGACCTTGTGCAAGTCGCCCTTCCAGGGAGCCCGCTCGTCCATGGCGTTATAGGATGCCTTGGTAAGCTCGATGGTGGGCTCCACGTCCTGCGTGGTCTGAACGACGAACGTTTCGTCCGTGTTGTCGTACCGAAACTGCCGACGAATCCTCGTCAGCGGATCAACGTCAAGTAGTCGCATAGCGTCGTGTGCGGTGCGAGCGGGGGCGCGGTCCACACCCCCATGAGCAGTTCGTGTTTAGTGTGCGCTGCCCCCGCCGCTCCGCATCAAATTCAAGATTCCCCGAGAAGCGCAGCGTGCGCCGCCACCAGCATCTCGTAGAGTTCGCTCACATGGACAAACATGCTGGCATTCATCTGCGGACCCACGCTGGCCGCCGAAGCATCTGCGTGTCCCGGCGGAAGTAGGTAATCCTGCATATGTCGGATCGCAGCTTCCAGATCCTCTGCAGGCAACTGCCCTAGCTCCGCGATCTGCCATTCCTCGGGTTGAGGGTACTCCGCCGAGTTCAGCCCGGATACGACCACCTGCGCATCGACCGGCGCGCTCTCGTGCGGGTTGTCGTATGTGTTGTCCGAGCTAACGAAAATCGTTGACTGCCCGTTGAAAATGATCCTCGGACCGACGCCGCTTGAACCAATGAAGCGGTTGCCTTCTACCAGAATGTTCTCCAGGTAGTAGCCTGAATCACACCCGTTCGACCCGTTCTGAAAGCGGTTGTCCTCCCAAACCCTCATGTTTGAGTGGCCGTTGTCTTTGAGTACGCAGTTGCGCACCGTCACATTCTTGGACGAGGCGATCACGATACCCCCTCGGCCACCAACCCCGCCGGTGTTGCAGTTCTCGACGAGGCAGTTCTCAATCGTCGCAGGCCCCTGCGAGATCTCAACCCAAATGCCTGTGCCTACGTCATTGCGAACAACCGTGTGGCCCACATAAACGTCGGTGGAATCGCAATCAAACCACGGGCCACCGCGGTAATTATCCTCGAACAGACAGTGCTCAATGCGGCAGGGCGCAGTTGTTTTCATCGCGGACGAAATGCCGCTCACGTCCCCGATGGAGTTCTTAGTAAACCAGCAGTAATGAACCTCGCCCTGCCACGATGCGCCGATGGCGTTGTTCTCATGGTCATGGAGCCAGCAGAACCTCACCAACTGGCTCGCCCCGCCACGGATGCCCTTTCCCGACATTAGCTGGTCGGCGGCATCGAGCTTCGACCCGGAAATCTCCAAGCCCTCGATCACATTCCCCGAGCGACTAGACAGGTCGAAGATGTTCCAGCCGGACCCGGTGATGTGCACCATCGGGTAAACCCGGAACACGGCTCGGTAGGAATCGACCATCTCCAGACGGGGGAACGGACCCCGGATCTTCACGTCGCTGGCCGGGGTCAGCGCCGACGTGCCGATGTCATAGACAGCCTTCGAGCCATCTTCGTGCGCGTGGATATTGACCACGTCGCCCGGAGAGGTCCCGTTGACCGCAGCTACAAGATCGTCGCCCGGAAATACGTCTATGACAGCCAAACTTGTCTTCTCCCCGTTACGTTAAAGGGAGGGGGCCGAAGCCCCCACCCACCCGATTACGGAGCCGAATCGGTCAGGTCCGCCGCCAGACCAAGCCCTGCCTCCTGGTTCACCCGCAGGGTGTACTCGACCAGCAGCATACGCTTGTCCGCGTCTCCGGTCTTAGCCAGCTTCTCCGTGCGGAAGTTCCGCAGAGTCGCCAGCTTCAGCAGGTCAAAGTCCAGGAACCAGCCGTCGCGCTCCCGCTGGAACCTGTTCGGGACGATCCTCAAGGTTCCGAAGTCGCTGGTGTACACGTCCACCGCTGCCACGATACCTGTCACGGCACCGGGGTTTGAGATGTTCACCACATGGTCCGCGATCCCATTAAAGCCGCTCACGACGGTCTTGTTATAGGGGCCGACCATGAGTACCTTCAGCATTCCACCCGACGACCAGACCGACTGCGCCACCCCCTTGAGGATATCCTCAGTAAAATCCCTCGGGGTGCCGTCAGTACGGCCCGCGGAAGGGACACCCGACACATAGGCCGGGTCCGCGCCGTCGCCCGCGTGGTCGGTGTTGGTCTTAACCCACGCCCCGAGTCCAGCCAGCGTGCGCGGCACACCGAACGAGCCATCGGAGGAACCCTGATTGCTCAGTAGAATCGCCTCCATGTCCCGCTTCAGCTCGGCGCCCTTCTTCGCGATCTGGTAGGCCAGCTCGCTCCGGCGCCCCGCCTTGTCCACCGCCTCAAGCGTACCGCTAATCGCCACGGTCTTACCGGAAATCTGAGTCCGGTTTCCGACGCGGACGGTCGGAGTCGGGGTCGCAAAATCGGCCTCGAATCCGTCCGGGAGCGCGTTGCCCGTGTCGGGTGCGGCCAGCGAGTCCGTCTGCCACTCGTGCAGGGTCTGCTTCGCCGTCTCCCGCCCAATCCCCGAAAGAAACGGGGTGTCCTCGGGCGAGATATTGTAAATCACGTCCGCCAGGTCCTCTCGCAGACCCTCGGCGTCGTACCTGGTATACGTTCCAGCTACAGGTGCAGCCATCTTTCGTTCCTCCCGAGTGCCGGGCTTAGTCGATAAGGCCCGGCATATTCAACAGTGCCGCCGCCGCGTCATCCACGCGGCCGGTACGAGTCAGTCTGTCCATGTGTGCCTTCGCCGCCTTGCCACTGTGGTTGTCACGGGGCTTGGGCGAACCAGGCTTGAGCACCTTCGGGTCCTTCGCCTTCTTCTTGACCTTCTTCAGCGCGTCCGGCTTCGTCTGCGACTGCAACTCATCCCACAGCATCGCCTTGCGAAGCAGGACCAGAACGCGATGGTCATAGACGTTGGACAGATCCTCGTCGGAGAATCCATACGTCCCCTTCGCGTAGCTGGCGAGCTTGTTCCGTTCGACCGGGGCCTTCTCAGGGTCCGCGAACTCAGGGATCGCCTCTGCCAGCTTCTTCGCCTCGTCGGCCAGGAGCTTCCGAAGTTGCCGCTCTCGATCGGCCTGCGCCTCGGCTTCAAGCCGCTGACGCTCGGCCCTGGCGACTGCCAACTGCTGCTCGCGCCGCTGCCAGTCCGCCATCTGCGCCGCGTACTCGGCGGGGTCCTCCTCCCGAAGGCGATCCCAATCCGGTTCCGCAGGCTGCGAAGCCTTAAGGGCTTCCTCAAAGAGAGCAATGCGCTCTACGTACTGCGCTCGCAGGGCGTTGATTTCCGCGTCACGGGCCGCGATTGCCTTCTCCCGCTCCGCTACCTCCTGCATCCTGCGAGTGAACGTCGCCGTCCGGGAGTAGCCCGCCTTCAGCTCGTCCTCCGTAATCTGGACTTCCTCGCCATCCACCTTCACGGTGAACAGCCGGTCCTCGTCATCGGAGTCGTCCGCCTCGTCGGAATCCTCGTCGGCGTCGTAGTCCTCGTCCTCCGTCTCGGTTTCGTCGGTTGCTCCGTCCTGGGTTGTTCCGTCGCCGGAATCCACTGCGGAATCGCCTACTCCCTCCACCTCAGACTCGGAATCGGCCTCGTCGGCCACTGACTCGTCCAGATCGTCGGTTGCTCCCTCGGGAATCGCGTCACTGAACAAGCTTTCTGCCGCCGACTCTACGCTGGTCTTAGAACCCCCCGTCTCCCAGGGGAGCGCAGGAATGTCGGTGGCTGAAACAGAATTGCTCATGGTCGGTAATTTAGCACTTCAGCAGGTGAATTGTTAGCGCCGATCCGGCGTAACTACCGTGGCATCGGCCACATACGAGTCAAAGATCCGTCGAATATCTTCCAGGGCGTGCATCTTGGCGTGCGCTGCCTCTCGGTCCTGCACTGTCTCCCCGTTCAACCACTGGTGGAGAAAGGTTCGCTCGGCCTCTGCCATCGCTTCCTGGAACACCTCGTCTCGGATGATCTCCGCGGCGCGGTGGCCCCGAGCTGCGATCAGCTCAGGGTCCAGCCGCTGCTCGGGCCAGTCGAATAGGCTCATAGGTCAGCGTCCTGCTGCTTGCGGTCCTGCTCGATCTGAGAGGACAGGCGGTTCGTCTCAACCTCCACCGCCAGTTCCGCGGCCTTCAGAGCCGTGTCACGGGCCAGCTTGTCGCGCGCCCGGTCGTCGGAGAGCTTCAGGCGCACCGCTTCCAGTTCAAGCTGCGCTTCGCGGAGCTGCAACTTCAACTGCTCCATCTGCGCCGACACCTGCTCCGACATGACCTGCGCCTGCGCCTTCATCAGCTCGGCCTGCGCGATCAACTGGTTCGGGTCGGGCGGCTGGTTCGCAGCGGCCTGAGCTTGAGCCTGGTCCCACATGGCCTGCTCCTGCGGCCCCCACGGGCGGAAGAACTCGTCCGTGTTCCGGTAGCCGGCCATTTCCAGCATCCGGCCGAGCGTGTTCCGGTACTCCACGAAGGACACCAGCGGAACCCCGCGCTCCAGCAGCATTTCCTGCTTCTCGGCCGCTGCCGCGAGCACCGCGAACTTCTCTTCGCTGGAACCGGTGCCTAGCCCGACGTTCACGAACACGTCCAGGGTGGCGTCCCACGACCGCGGGTCCACCTCGACGTACTCACCGCGGAGTCTCACCACGCGGGCGCGGTCCTGGTAGCGAATCACCGTCCGCAGCAGACCCTTGAACAGCCGCTTCAGGCCGATTTCAGCGAAGATCCGGGCCAGGAGTTCGATACGCTGCTGGCTGGCCGACATGGTAGCGGCCACGGCCATCTTCGTCGCGGACTGGAGCGAGTTGGCGTCGAGGCCGAGCGCCGCCTTCGTCATGCCGGTGCGCTTCTCCTTGATCTCGTCAAAGTACGAGAGCATGGTCAGCGCGTGCGGGGCCACAAACGTCCGCTCTACCTCCCGAATAGCCCCAAGCTGCCGGGATCGGATGAACTTGGACCGCTCCTTGTTCATCACGTCCTGCATGTTGACCGCGCCCTGAAGCACCTCGATGGGCGGATCGACCACTTCGGCCAGGTTGTCCAGCGTGTCGCGCAGGATCTGCGACTGAATAAGCTGAACGTCCTTCAGGTTGTCGTAATTCGACAGCCCGATGATGGTGTGTGGCTCCGGGTCCGGCGTGAAGACCGCGAATGGGACCTCATCCACGGGCTCGCCGTCGCCGTTGGCGATCTCGAAAGCAGGCCCCACGCAGATGAACTTGCGCCGCTCCGCGAACCCGTCCCCGTCCACGTCCACCTTCGCATAAACCTCAGCGAGCTGGATCAGGGCCTGCGCGTCGTCACGCTCCACGAACCGCCCAAACCGGGGGTCGGTGCCGGAGATATCACGAGCCGCGGCCATCGTGTCGGAAAGCCGCGTCCGGCCACCGGAACCCTTGAATCGCTCGACCACCTCCGGGTCCACCCCGAGCGCCAGGACCTCGTCAGCCGGCACGTCGCGGACGTGGGCCACGCAGGCCGCATCGTCCAGATCGCGAGCACCGGGGGTGAACACAAACTCCTCGGGCGGAACCGCCACCACCCGGACCTTCCCTTCGTTCTCCGACCGGCGAACCTCCACGTCAAACAGAGGCCCCCACGGCGACGGATTCTCGGCCAGGATTTCCACGTCCACGCCCGGCTCCGAGGCCAGGATCGCAACCTGGTCCTCGGACAGACTCTGGAACTGGTCCGCGGTAATTCGGACGTTCGGCTCCCAATACCACTTCACCACCCCGATACGGCGCACCAGCGCATCCTTGAACGCGGAATAGAGTATCAGGAAGCCCTCGTTGTCCTCCTGAATCACCACGTCCCGGATGTAGTCGGTCATTTGCCGGGCCATCGCCTCCTGCTCCAGACGGCGCGGCCGGTACTCCACGACGTGCTCCGAGCCGAAGAAGATCCGCATGAGGCTCGGTAGCTGCGCCTGCGTAGCGTCCCGAATGACGGTCGCTACCACCTTCGAGCGGCCTTCTTCCTCATTGCCGAAGGGGCGCCCGTGGTAGTAGTCCGTGGCCCGCTCCTGGTCGTCCTGAAGCGATTCCTCGTAGTACTGGATCGCTTCCTCAACCATGCGGGTGACGAGCGCCTGCACCTCGCGATCGGCGCCTTCCTCCGTCAACTCCACGGCTTCTTCGATCAGACCGCCATTCTCGTCAGGGAATCCGTCAACCATGCCTTGTAACGTTAAGTGTCACGCTCAAATGAGAACGCTCCGGCCGCGGCTCAGCGGCTCGTTCCAGCCAACGTGCCCGCCCCAGGCGTTACGAGAGCCGTGAACCAGCGTGGCCGGCTCCGACGCGAACGAGAGAGCGAGAGCGTCCGCGATATCCGGCGACCCCTCGCCCCGAGCGCGAATGTCGCTCTTGGACTCAGCCTGAATCTTCCCGTTGGACGAGTAGTCGTACTTCACCAGCGTAAGCTCGGCCACCAGCTCATGCCCGAGCTTGTCCCGCGGGAGGACGCAGTTCTTCGAAGCCAACCATTCCCGGACCTTGAAGTAGAGCTCCGTGCGCAGGTTCCTGTACTGCTCGCTGGCCGATGCCGCCTCGGCCACGTTGATCCCGCGGACAGGAAGCCCAAGCTCCTGCAACCGGTCGAGCACCCCCGCCCCCAGGCCGATAACGTCCACCAGGATCTCCGAGGGGCGCCGCTCGTGTGGTGTCTCGTCCCACTTCGCCTTCACCCGGCCCGCGGTGGACATGAGATCCGCCCCCGCCCACTTGTCGATCCAGGTGACGGCGTAGTTCGTCCGCTCCAGCAGGACGCTGGAGTCCGACCCGAACCGGGCCACGTCGAGCGCCCAAATCCGGCTCGACACCGCCCCCACCACGATATCCCGCTCCTGCGCCGCCACCGCCAGCTCAAACGGGATGATCCGGTCGTCGTCCACCAGCGGGAACTCGCCCAGGGCGCGAACCCGGAAGGCGTTGCTGTCCTCGCCGTAGCTCTGCCGGACCTGCTCCACGAAGTCAGCGCTGACCCGCGGGCTGTAGTGGCCCGGCGTGCCGGGGACACCGGTGATGTGGTAGGTTTTCCAGAGCCCCCGGTTGCGATGGTGCGTGTTGAAGAAAAAGCCGCTGCTTCGAGTCGGGTTCCCGAGCAGGATGGTCGTCGCGTTGTGGCCCGACATGGACCCCACGCCCGCCTCAAACACCGGCTCCGGCACACCTGACGCCTCGTCCACGATCAGCAGGACGTTCTCGGAGTGGATGCCCTGGATCGCCTCGGGAGCGTCCGCCCTGGCTGTCCTCGCCTCGAAAAACGACGATTCCGGGGCCGCGGCCAGGTAGATCCCGTCCGCTTTCACGAGGAACAGGTCCTGAAGCGCCTGCGGGAGCTGCCGCAGCCAGTGCTTCACCTCAGGCACCAACGCGCCAGCGAGCTGACTGGCGCTCGGAGCCGTCGCCACCGTTTTTTGCGGATATTTCGTGACGAGCGCGTGGATGATGCACCACGACGCCACGGCCGTTTTCCCCGATCCGTGGCAGGACCGGATGCTGATTCGCCGCTCCCCGCGGCCGTAGTCTCGAAGGACCAGCTCCTGCCAATCGTCCGGCTCGACCCCTATGACTTCACGGACGAACCGCGGCGGACCCTCCTCACCCGCCGAGGGTCCGTAGAGCTGGAAAAACTGCTCAAAGACGTTCGTCCCTGTACTCGTCACGCTATTCGTCACGCTGCCGTAAACGTCAAAGGCTGGTAGGTGACATTCGCACCCACCACGGTCGTTTCAGCCGCGGTGTCCAGCACCAGCGTGTCTACCATGTCATTCGACAGCACCCGGGCGTCCAGGTCGGCGCCCCCGGCGCCCGCTCCGGCGATGGTGATGTTTGTCCCGGGGGGAATCCACGCGATGGTCCCGTTCGCCGCC